TAGTTTTAAGATCAATCAGTCTCACTTGTCTCGTCTTAGTGTCGTAACCTAGTAGATCAAGCTGACCACCTACAGATTTATCAGGTATAGCCATCATGTGTTCCACTGCCATCGGTTCAAAATGTGTAAATAATTCAAGGTCGAACAAGGGAATAACCCATTCTTCATATATATCCATATCAACAAGTGTTTCATCAGCACCTAACATCTTCTGTTCTAAGCAATAATGAACAGTCTCACCTCTTGGCTGCCATTCAGCACGATGAAATTCAATATTCTGTTTATCCTCTTCTGTTAGTTCATTACAGACTTGTGTAGTTGAATAGCTGAACCATTGTCCAGTTTCAATATTGACGTATTGATGTCTCTGTTCATCTCTACGGATAGGTAGTGGTTTTAGTAGTTCGATAGTTTTCATTAGAAATCGTATTCTGGAAAGTCCTTTGGATCAGTAAGTTGTACCTTCTCCTCTATTTTCTTTGGTTCTGGAATGGTTGTCCTTGCAAGGTTAGTAAATTTAACACCTTGATAACCTTTCTTGAACAAAGGATTACCTTCGCAATCCTTGACGCATTGAGTCCAACCAGGGCTGGGAGTGTCCAATTGTTTGAGAGTCCACATTTTCTTTTTAGGGTTGGCAGGGTTAGGTTTCTTAAGACCATCCTTGAGAAGTTTGATAAGAGAAGTCTTGTCAAATAAGCGTTCCATCATTTCACCTCAGTCCAACCTTGTTGTAGATATTTTTCAATCTGCTTTTTTGCTGTTTGTATTCTGAGTCCAATACATTTATCAGCATACATTGGGCGACCTGAAGGATAATAAGATCCTGATTGTTTTAAAACCTTTGTATCAGGCAAATAATCAGAAAAGAAGTAATTGATATAGTGACCTGAATAAAGTTTTGAATCAATCTCTTTTTTGTAAAGACTGCAAGGAAAATTCATTTATCTTCTCCTAAATCATGTAAATGATTTGGAATACCTGTTTCATTCAACAGGTGTTCTACTTTTTGATGTCTCTTGACTTGATCGACAAAATTATCTTTTAGCCATTCATGTAAAGCTAATCCAACAACAGAAGATAAAGTGTTTCCTGATAAATCAGATAGTAGTTGTACCATTTCAAAATCTTGTTTTGTGTATGGAGTACAAGTTAGTCTTTCGTTTTTTTCCATCAGTTAATAAATCCATCTTTGGCGGTGAACACCCTATGTTGAGGATGATTGTTTTTTGGTTCTTCTGCAATATTGGATTGTTTTATCTCGTAAATATCTCTCCAGCCACCTGCTATTGCCTTTTCAAGGGCTATCTTTCTGTCTTTGGGTGTGAATGTTCGTAACTTCTTAAAAATCCTCTCAGCAACGCTTGTAGAGCAGGTAGCTTTATTTTTGTATCTTATAGGCCACCATTCACAGATTAAGTGTGCATTGTCCTTTAAGTCATCAGGTATTAATCTTCCGTTGATAACTGGGTTAGCAAAAGGATCATCACTGGGTTGAGAAGGTTTAGCTCTTTTACGTTTCATCTTTTCCCAGACAAGACTACGCATATAATCCGACCTTCTCATTCCGTAGGTCATTGAATCGTCAATGAAGTTTGCCATTTCATTATCGAGAAAGACAGAGACTTTTATATCTTTTTTTAGAGACATAAGATTTAATAATTGTGTTGTAGAAATTCTTTGAATTTATTAATTGTCATATCATCGAAATTTATCTTTGGATAATCTTCCATGACCTGCATTGGATCTAATCCATCATGACTGGAACAAATGTCCAACATTTCGTAATAACTCATAAAGTATTAATGATCTTTACTGACAGTAGATGATATTTAATAATATGTCAAGTGGAATCTTTCTCTATATCCTATAAATATATATATATCCATATATATATTTATTATTATATTTATATATATATTACTACGTTTATAAGTATATGTATTATTAGATATATATATAATAAATTTATTTAAATAATATTATATTCTTTTTCTTTTGCTTCTTTTCTTTTTCTTAAGTCATCTTTTCGGCCATTCATAGGTTGTTTTTATATCGGTCTGCTAGTATATTAATATATATTTGCCATTCATTATGACCAAGAACTTAAAGCGTATCAGTATATCCGTTGATGAAGATGACTATGCAAAATTCCAAGAGTTAAAACAACCTGGATTATCTGTTGGCTTTCTCATCAGAGAAGCCATGTCAGATTTTTTAAAGAAATTTAAGGAAAAATAATCTATCTCATCAAATTATTAAATCTTCTTTCTGCTTCTTCTGCTATCTCAGGTAAATAACCAAGTTCAGAATCTTGATCTATAGCATCTAACTCATCTTGAGTAAGATTATTAGCAACCATATAATCTATCCAAGCTTCATCATACAGTTGTTCTTTTAATGAATCGTTGTTTATATCACTCATAATTTATCCCTTATCAATTAATTTCTGTTCAAATGCTTTTCTGTTTCTTTCCTCTGCAGATATAGGTGGTTCTCCACCAGTATCATCATATAAATATTGAGGAGTGGGATCATAATTAATAATTTCATCAAAAGAATCTATTATTTCATTAAGTTGATCTGCAAAAAAACAAACATCAAAATCTCTGTCACCAGGACTTTTTTCTAATTCTTCCCTGATATATTTATCAAGTTCATTTCTGATCTGTTCAAGTCTTGTCATTGTGATAATTCCTCCTTTTTGTTTGTTGCATACTCACCTATTCGATCATCTTCTCTCAGATAATCTTTTACATCACTATCACTTATTAAGGAAACATAATGATTTATCACTTGATCCTTAACGTGTTCTTTGTCTTTATTTAAGATTTCTTCGCTAAGAATTTCCTCCAAAATTTCTCTTAGTGTTTCCATAGGTAATTCTTCACATAAATCCTGGTATTCATAATCAGTCATTTTCTATTACCTCAATAAATTCTGCTTCGGTAGGTCTATCTTGTGACTCAATAATTGCTTCAATTTTCATTTCCCATATATCTGGATAAATGTTTTGAAATGACATAGCATCCATCATTATTTCAGCAATTTGCTCTCTTTGATCTTTTGTTAAAAGTTCGTAAACATCAATTTTCATAAGATTTTCGGTAACGAATTTTCGGTTTTGATTTAAACTGGACTTACAGTAATTAGTAATCATATAAGCAGCCAAGTATTAAATACTATTCCTATGCAAAATGATTGAACCCTAATTAAATGCCAGTTAATTATTCCACCCGTTTTAAAAAGTGAGATAATAATATATTCATCGCTTTTTCTTTCTCTTCTTTTCCTGAATCTATATCGCTATATATCTTTTTTTGATCTAAATATATCTGATGTTTTAAGTTAATTTTATCAGCCCTTTTATCTATTATTTCTATACGATTATCTTTTTCCCATTCTTCTATATCTTTTTGTTTAATTACTATTTTATACCAATCATAAAAAGTACTTTTATGAACACCATTAAAGGCTAATTCACATTCTTCTATTACCTCTTCTCTAGGTAATTTTTGTCTAATTAATTCTTTCATGTATTCCATACATGATTCTCTATTTGGATTTATATTTACCATTATCTTCTAACCTCTTTTATTGTTTCCTGGTAAAATTTATTCATAAAATTATCTATATCTTTCTTACTGACTATTTCAAAATCTAATATCTCTTGTATCTGTAAAAATCTATATAAACAAATATCATTATCTTCAAAATATAAATACACACTATTTCTATGTATATTCATTAATTCACTCATTTCTTTTACATATAAATTTCTAGTCTCAAATTTATGATATATTTTCATTTTTCTTGACCTGATTTATATAACTTGTATGACCAATCTTCTAACTTATTTAATAAATCATTTCTTGAATATTTTTTTACTAATTCTTGACCAATACCACTATAAACTCTTTCATATATCTGTTCAATAAATCTATCTGTTTTATATCTGTAATAACTTCTATTTAAGTTATTAATAGTTTTAATAACTGTTTCTTCATTTTTCGCTTTAAATGGACTATCTTCAACTTCACATCCTGACCAAGGTTCTATTTGATAACCAGTATGTTCATAGCTATAAAGAC